GTCCGGATTCTCAACATCAAACCCGACACCCTCTTCGAGGTATTCGTCCATTACCATCCCACCACGGTGTCAACAGTTTTGAAGCGCCTGCCGACCGGCAACACTTTAGGTCGCGGCATAGAAGCCAATCCGTGGAGGGCAATGGCAAAAGCCATTACCCGATCATCATAACAGCCGTTTTGAGCATTGGTAGTCCCTTTTTCGTCAATAACATACGTCCGCAACTCTTTGATTAACTCAAGGTCTGCAATGCCAGAATCCCTCTGCCGGAGTAACGCGGCGAGGTTGTCGATGATCAGCGGCTTGGTCTTACTCGTAGTCAGGAAACCACCGCGCTTCGTCATGCGATCTCCGTATGCGCCGTCCACAGAACTTTCAACAAACAGAGACGGGTAGTTCAGTTCTTGCAACCGGCGGAGCGTAGTCAGTCCGTGGTTGTTTCTCTCGACAATGATGTAGGCGCTGTTGTACCGCTGGCCGATCATGCCGACGATGTTGCCCCACTCCCACGGATCAATGTGCCCGTGGTAGCAAGCAACCTGCCTGCCACGCGAGTCCAGTACCTGCGCCACGGAGTAGTCTCCGTAGGCCAATCCCTCCGCGACGTCCACGCCAATGACGTAGGAATCGTCTGGATTAGGCGGATACCACTCCCGATAAGGACCAGAGGAGCGCTCAGACATTCCGTCGCTGCGGAACTCGCCGATGAAGTCAGGCGTGTAGCACTCCTTCTCGGCATCAGCGAGAACGTCATCCTCCACAAAACAACGACCAGACGTGAGGAACGCCTCAATCGGGGCGGACGGATACTCCTGCTTAAACAGGTCACACCCGCCCAGCTCGTCCATTTTGTTGCGGCGGAACTGGAGCTGTTCGTCATCCAGCCCATACTTAGCCGCCATCTGCTCCTCGTCCTTGGTCCGCTCGAAGTACGGGCGCACTGGGGCGCGGTACTCGGACATAACATACCAAGGCACAAAGCAGGTAATCCAATCGGTTTCGCCACGCAGAGACTTCATGACTTGGTCATAGAACCAGCCGCCCGCCCCGTTCGCGGTGGACTCAAGGATCACTTCACTGCCCTTGCCGCCTACCGTCTGTAGCAAACCGGCTACGATGTCTGCCCCTTGCGGGTAGAAGGCGACCTCCGATCCATGGACAAAGCGGTTAGTCTGTCCTCGCCCTGTTTGAGTTGATCGTGCCGTACCCACTCGATATCGCGAGTTGATCTCGTCGAAGACGAGCGTAGCGGCACTTTGACTGCTGAGTTTAGGCTTAAAAGCTTGGTGAGGAACGCCGTCGTAGAACGAGCGCACCATGTTAAAAATCGCGTTAGTTGACTCCGCAAGGTGCGAAAGAACGAACGCATTCGCATTTCTAGTTTGCGTAATCTTCCAGAAGAAGCGACCCTCCACATACGTTGATATCCCCACCTGTCTCGCTTTAAGAATAAGAGCGCGGATCTTGCCCTGCTCCTTGAGCTGCTGCTCCAGTTGCTGGTGAACCATCTTCTGGCCATCGTTGAGGCGGAACGGAACTTGCTCGCCCTCCTTGTTGATGACCTTCAGGATGTTCTTGGCGTACACGGGGAAGTCGGATTTAAATACCCGCGCCGCCTCCATCAACTCCTGATCATTCACCCTCTAACCCCTCAATGATTTGCTTGCACCACCACAACAAGTCAGCGTCTTCCCCTGAATGACGCATGAGATTCACCCTGTAGCAGACCAGCCTGACGTTGCCCTTCTCGTAACCTTTGCTCTGGTCGATCCTGTCTACCGATGCATTCAGCCCCGTCGAATCCCTCATGCGGCGGGGGTAGTAGGTCATGTGCATACCCGTAACGGCGCACTTCCCCTGTTGCTGATCCCACATCATCCGCAGATCTTCTTTGGTAATGCTTATCTCTGCCTTGCGGGTCTTGTTGTGTAACCGGCTAAATAGATAGGCCTCCGGACTAGAAGATCTGTAAGCGTTCTTTTTCACCGCATGACAGGCGGCGCAAGTTCGCTTTCTGTAGCTCCCTTTCCCATGCAGGGGAAAATCTTTTAGTGGTTTTGTAACGCCGCATACGGTGCATTCGCGATTCTCAACTGCCAAGGCTTACCCCCCGTGACGTCGTGAAACGCCGCCATAGCCGCCTTGGAACTCCCTACGGCTATGCGATCCCCCATCAGGGATAAACCGAGGCCAATGCACCCGACCACGTCTGTTGGATAGTTAGCGACGTGGAGCAGAATATGGGTGCGGCCCTCGACGTTCTCGACCTCGTAACACCAGTCGAACTTCGGTGACTCCTGCCATTTCAGCGTGTATTCGCCCAGCGGGATGCAAGACTCGAACGGCTTGTTGTCCAGCCAAGGGCGCTCAATCGTGAAGAACTTGTGTACGGTGTTCGACGGAACCTGCATGACCCCCAGCGTCCCTGCTGGGTGGTATGCAAATCGCTTGATAGTGATCATTTATTCAGACCAGCTATCATCGTTCTCGTCGTAAACGTCATCCCCATTGGAATCGCAGTGACGCTGCCAGATCTGCATGTCAAAGGTATAACCTTCGCTCCAAGGCTCGTATGCCTTGCACCACTCATGGGATCCTTTGGGCAGGCCATCTGTTGGCTGCGCAACATAGTCGCGCTTGGCCCAAGGCTTTTGGGCGCGGAAAAACGTGTCCTTGTTCTTCATAAGCTGCCGCTTGAAGAGCGTACTGTTCGAGGTGCTGATGTAGATCTCCTGCCCCTCATCTAGCGTGTAGGTAGATCCGTCCTCGAAATTAATCACCGTCTGAGCAGAAACGGATGCAGACGCAAATAGCGCTAAAAATAGCCATAGTTTTTTCATGGTTTTCCCCAGTTTGCCTTAGAAGCCCCTGAAAGGCCGCAGGTTGAACGATGCACGGGGAGAGGTATGCCCAAGGGGAGGGGCTAGATCGTCGCTCCTGCGGCCCCACAGGGGGCAATATGAATCCAATCTAAACAGTAGTTTCAGTTTTGTATAGCGTTTTGGCACTTAAAATGCGTTCTCCGCCACCATAGCCCCCAGAACAAAGAACGTGACCAGCGCCGCAGGTATCATTAGCGAGGCAATAACCGCCAGAACGATAAGATCCTCGACCTTTTTCACTTGGTTGACTTCGCGCCCTTGCATTTCCAGCGCTTCCGCGAAAGATTGTTGGGCGTATTCGGGTCGTTTTGCTTCTTTTTGGACAGCCGCTTCTTAATCCCAAGGCTGCGGGCGCAGTAACTGTCCCCCTTCTTGGTGCCAGCGCGTACCCGTGGGCCACCATCCTTAGCTTTTCCGGCCTGCCCGTAGGAGACTTTCTTGCCACTGGAGGTGACCTTGACCTTAGCTTTGCCTTTTCTGGGCTTTGTCATCTGTATATCCCTGTATTTGCCGACCCCAGCACGACCAATGCGGGGGTTACTTTCTGGCTTCCTACAAAAAACTCCCTGTTTTCATACTGTTAAACGGGTAATTCCCGACCCCAGCATAGAAGTCCCGCAGAATTGCGGGAGTTTTGTGGGGATCCGCTGGTACGTCTTGGCATCTCATGGGCATATACCTGTATTTTTCGGGTGGGTACTCTCAGAAAGACCGCCCCCCTCCAAAGTTGCACCCCCCCATGGGGTTGTGAAACGTGGTGCTGGAGATAGGCATAGCCCCCATGGAACCACGGTGCGCGACCGCGCCCAGATCGTCCATCTGCTACCCCCCCCTGCCCGAGGGTGCCGCGAGGTGCGATTCGCACGGGTTGAGGCCGATCCGGAGGGCCTAACATTGGTAGTGTTGCGCTCAATCGCCGCAAGTCTCTGACTTAAAAGGCAAAACATTCTCGGGCAAATCGTCTTCGGGCGCTAAATCCGCGAAAAAGCCAGACGAAACGGTCTCGATCTGCGTTTTCTCGGGGGCAAAGATGCCGTAATGCTTGCCCATCAACTCAAGCGAACGGACCCGAGCCGCGTCCGAGTTCTCAGGATCCATCGCCTCGACCTTCAAACGCTCGACGACCCATTCCGATCCATCCATCGCCCTGACCATCATTTGCCGCTTATGAGCCTCAATAGCCGCCTTAACGTCAACATGAGTCAACAGCCGCGACCCTTGCTGTTTCGGGTGCGAATAGCCCGCCGCTTGGGCCGCTTGGGTGGCGTTGCCATGCTCAACAAATTCAGCCACGAATTTGGACTGACGCCAGTTCAGATTCCTCTCGTTTCCCTTGGGTGATTCGTTATCCATTCCTATGGTGTTTCCTTACTGGTTGAACGGGATCCGGTGTCGCGGTTATCGATCTTTTTTCCGCGCCGAAAAATTTTTCATCTGAGCAGATGCGCGACGGCTCCAACCACTGCCGCGAATACGATCCATCCGGCTCGCTCATAAAGCGCGGTCGATCCCTGATGCTTCTGGAATTGCTCGACGAGTTCGCGGTGTTCTTTTTCGACCCAATCGAGGCGCGTCTCATGACGGTTAAGCCGAGCGTGAGCGGCATCGGTTCGCTCGTCGATCCTACCCAGCTCCGACAGCTGATCGGTCAGCTTGTCGAGTTTTGCCTCGATTCTGAGCAGTCTGTCCTGCAATTCCATATCGTCCGAATCCCGCATGATTATTGGATTTGAAATTTAATTTAGATTTTTTCATTCTAAAGTGTTGACACCCGTTTTCAATAAGCGTATTTTGTTTGTCATTGGGTCGATATGACCCGCCGTGCGGGACTGCGTTAAGTCCGCCAGACCTCAAGGATCGAGGTGCTGACCCAGAGCTAGGAGGCTTGCCCCGATGGCAACACCATGCATCGACGCAAGACTGAGCGAATCGCGAGTTGCTGTATTGCAGGCAACCGACGGGAGGACCGGAGCGAGTGGGAACCCAACGACGGGGTATATCGGCGGCGACCGGAGGAGCAAGAAGCTCGGCCAAGCGTAAGCGGCACTCAGCGATGGTTGCGATCACCTTTTTGTCGGGGTCTGAAGCTGACCCCCTGATGACCCACACCACAGGGCATCGGTCACTCGATGGGCGGAGCACCGCCGAAACAATCTGGAGATTGAAAACATGGCAAAGCAAAAGCGAAACCTCGGTCAGGAAATGACCCAAGCAATCAAGGCGATGATGCTGGAGCACGGCACCGACTGGACAAAGCCCTTTCAGGCTCTCGCGACGGTCCCCACCAATGCCGTCACGGGCAAGGAATACAGCGGGCTGAATGCACTGTGGCTCGGCCTGCTCGGCGTTCAGTGGGCGGCAGGCTACAAGCAGTGGCAGACCATCGGCGCTCAAGTCGTGAAGGGTGGCAAGTCGGTCTCGATCACTAGGCCCATGCCTATCAAAGACAAAGAAAATCCCGAGAAGATTGCGGCGGTGCTGTTCGGCTCCGTTCCGATTTTCCCCAGCAGTCAGGTCGAAGGCTGGACCCCGCCCGCTGTCGAGACTACCGACACCACTGAGGTGCTGGCCGAGGTTGACGCCTTCGTTGCCAACTGCAACGCCCACATCGAAGTCGGCGGCAGTCAGCCCTGCTACATCCCATCGCGGGATCAGATCTCGATGCCGCGCCGCGAGGCCTTCACCGAGACTGACACCAGCACGGCGACCGAGACCTATTACTCGACGCTGTTGCATGAGCTTATCCACTGGACTGGCCACAAGTCGCGTTGTGCGCGTCTGGATGACAAGTCGAAGCGCGGCTATGCCTTCGAGGAACTCGTCGCCGAGATCGGCTCAGTGCTTCTGTCGGTGCGTCTGGGTGTCTCCCCCACGGTGCGGCCTGACCATGCCAAATACCTGAACGGTTGGCTCAAGGCTCTGGACGATGATCAGTCCTATATCACCGATGCCGCGAAGCTGGCCCAGAAGGCTATCGACTACCTCGATGGTCTTCAGACAGTAGAGCTTGAGCAGGCGGCGTGAGTCGCTTTGTTCAGGTTTTTTCCGCCCCCCAAAAATTTTACCCGTCTGACGATGGCCCGCTGGATACGGGCCGAAACACCCTTCGGGGTGTCACGGGAATCCATCTCGTCCCCACACCACTGGGGTTACTCACAATCTGGAGGTCATTATGACTATGCAAAAAGACTACCTGTCCTACGTTTCAATCGGCGGCGGCTCATCTTGGGGCTACGGCGAAACACCCGCCGAGGCTGTGGCAAATATGCTCGGCGCTCTCAAGGACTGGACGATGTATTACGACCTGTCCGAGACCAACGTCTACTCGGCGATCTATGACGTTACCGAGTATGACGGCTGGGTGTCTGATCATCGCGGCCTGTACGGCCAGCTGACTGATGACAGCTACACCGACGCGCCGCTGGAGCCTATCCAGTTCAGCCGCACCCTCACCCCGAAGCACACGCGCAATCGCAACTGGACCGAGGCGAAAGCCGCGCTCGCCGCACTGCGCACAGTGTTCGCCGATACCTTCGAGGCTGTCGAGGTGAGTGAGGCCGCTTAACCCATCTGATGAGCCTGTCTGGATGTCAGGCGAAACGCCCTTCGGGGCGTCATGGGAATCCACCCATCCCCACACCACTGGGGCAACCAATCTGGAGACAGACATGACCAAGAAGCAAGCAATCATCGACGCGCTGACCGTCGAGAGCAGTTACACCAAGGGCGGCACCATGATCACCTGCCCGAACCAGTTCCGTCGCCGTATGTTCCGGTGCTGGCTCGACGGCAGTTACTTGGGCCAAGCGCATTACCAGCGCAACTGCCAGCGCATCCTCGAAGCTGGCGACCACTGGGGCAAGCTACGCTCATTCGTTGTCGAGCAGTTCGGCGAGTACATCGCGCACGAATTCGACTGCTCGCGCTCCACTGCGGTGGACGCCATCAAGGCCGCATTCCCTGCCGAGTATGCCGACCCCATCGAGGTGCGCGGCGTAACCGTGTTCACCGAGCTTCAGCACCTCACCGAGGAGCTGATGGACGACGCTCGCGATCTAGTAGCGGAGGTGGCGTAATGTTTGACGATCTCGCAACCACCGACATCACCAAGGTGCCGACCAAGCGGGCGGGTTACGACTGCCCCCGATGCCGAGGCACTGGACGCTACACCTACGCCAACGGCAATACCTACAAGTGCGGCAAATGCCGAGGCACTGGGCTACTCAAGACCAGCCCCAAGCAACGGCTCGCCAACCGCGTCTCATCTGCCAAGGCGGCTATCAAGCGCAAGGAGCAGAACGTCGAGGAGTTTGGCAAGCGCGAGCCTGCCGCACTGGCTTGGCTCACCAGCAACAACGGTGACTTTGCCGCATCCCTGCTCGATCAGGTCAAGAAGCGCGGCGACCTGTCACCCAAGCAACTGCAAGCCGTCTACCAGTCCATCGCCCGCGAGGAAGACTGGGCCAAGCAACGCGAGCAGAAAGCAACCCAGACTCAGATCGATATGACTGATCTGTTGGACCGCTTTGCACTGGCTCTCAAGGCTGGCATCAAGCGCCCCAAGGTGAACACCGGAGACCTGCTGTTCTCTCTGGCTCCTGCTCACGGCCACAACGCTGGTTGCGTCTACGTCAAGGGCGAGAAGGATGCCTACGGCGACCGCCCCTACCTCGGCAAGATCACACCGGAAGGCAAGTTCTTTGCTGGGCGTGGCGTCGAGGATGGAGTCAAGCAACGCATCGCCGAGGTTGGCGCTGATGTTGTCGGGTCTGCCAAGGCCCACGGCGCTCAGCACGGCAACTGCTGTTTCTGCTCCCGCGACCTGACCACTGACGAGTCTGTCAGCAACGGTTACGGACCCATCTGCGCTGACCGCTACGGCCTGCCGTGGATTGTCCGCGAGGAGTTCATCGAGGCGAAAGCCGCACTGAAGCAAGCCAACGAGGAGGCCGCGTCATGAGCAGGTATGAGCAAAAAAAATTGCGGGACAAAAAAGTGTCGAAATTGATTTACGACCTTGAAGCAATATCAAAGGAACTGGCTAAACACCATCCCGACCATATTTACGAGGTGTTTTGGGAGCCTCGGATACAACGCTTACTTGCTTGCGTTGTCGAGCAATACGCCACAGAGGGGGCCGCGTCATGAAGATCAAGTGCGCAGACATTGCCGAGCTTACCGCCGTGTGCGCTGGGCTTGTTCAGCAGGGAATCATGTTCGAGGCCTGCACCACCCGACTAACCGTTACATGCACTGGAGGTTACTGAGATGAATGCTCAAGTTGAATCCATTGGCCGCATGGTGTCTCTCGATGCCGCCGCGCAACGCAACGGCTGGGAGATCGTCCACGTCGAGGCAAACCAAACCGAGGCCATCGTGCTGTTCGACAGGGGCCGGAGTCCATTCGGCCCTGAAAAGCGCTACGGCACCTCGGAGTTTTACTTCCCCGCTGGTTACTTCGGTCAGGGTCATTACGACCTGAGTATCGATGAGGCGCGAGTCGATTTTCGCGAGCGCTGTAACCGCACCTTCCCCGTCTGATGAGCAACCAGAGGAAAACTGGTCGAAACCCGCTCCGGCGGGTCACGGGAATTCACCCGAACAATCTGGAGATTGAAATGAAAACTATCGACATGACCCCTACTTGGGAATCCCTGTTGCCAGCGATGCTGGCTGTGCTTGAGAACGGATCGTTTGACGCCAAGCAAGATATCCGGTCAGAGCTGAAAAAAATGGCGAAGGCGGCAGATATGCAAGTCGCCGCAGAGAAGGAGCGAAACCTGACTTGGTCAGCCGTCTGGGGAGAATTCACGGATAACTATCCACCCAAGTGGGAGCGACCCGTCCTGCTGGCGCTGGTCAAAGCCATTCTCAAGCGAGGTCACACGATCTCGATCTACCTCGAAGACGAGCCAATGATCGAGCACTCCAGCGATCTAGAAGAGGTCATCAAGAACCTTGCCGCAGGGGATCAGGACACGCTGATGATCGACGGCTTGGGCTGGTTCAGCCTGATCTACAACAACGGCTCTGAGCATGAGCCGATGGTCGTCATCTCTGACTACTCAGCCAACGAGGTGTGCGACGAGATTTACAAGGAAGTCATAGCGGAGGTGGAGTCATGAGATCAATTCGATATGTCTACTGGGTCGGCGTCAGCGACTCCGAGTTTGACAGCTA